CTAGATTGAACACCAGTTTTAGGCTCAATAAATGAATGTAATTCTTTAATTGCTTGTGAAAATTTCTTTGGTGTAGTTTTATGTGATAACGTAACAGCAATTCTACCAGCTAATTTTGCATAGTCTGGATGTGTTGTTGTCATAGAGGCTGCAGTTTCTGCTGCCAATATATCTAATTCTTTGGTGGTGATGCCGTCATAAATCCCTTGTGTAACTTTTAATGTAATAAATGTTGGATCAACATAATCCATATTTAAATCATTACATAGAGCACTAATTCTTTTAGTGATCTTGTCATATCTCATTTCTTCTAACGTTCCGTCTCTTTTTAGTACTTTCATCTCTTATTAAAAATTTTAAAATTCTAAATCACCAAATGCTGATTCAAGATCTTCAGATTCTGAAGTTTTATTGACACCCGCTTTTTGATATTCTGCAACTCTTTTTTCAAAGAAGTTTGTCTTTCCTTGTAATGCAATATTTTGCATGAAATCAAATGGATTTTCTACATTATAAACTTTAGGAACACCTAATGCAACTAATAATCTATCTGTAACAAATTCTAAATATTGCGACATTAAATCTGAATTCATACCAATTAAACGAACTGGTAATGCTTCAAGAATAAATTCTTTCTCAATTTCTAAAGCACCACAAACAATATCTTTAATTTCTTGTTGTGACAATTTATTTTGAATATGGTGATTAAACAAATGACATGCAAAATCACAGTGCATACCTTCATCACGAGAAATCAATTCATTAGAAAATGTAAGCCCAGGCATTAGTCCTCTTTTCTTTAACCAGAAAATCGAACAGAAAGAACCAGAGAAGAAAATACCCTCAACAGCAGCAAACGCAATCAAACGCTCTACAAAAGTGCCTTTATCAATATATCTCAAAGCCCATTCAGCTTTTCTTTTAATTGCTGGTATGGTATCGATAGCATTAAATAATTTATTCTGTTCTTCTTTATCTTTAATGTATGAGTCAATCAATAATGAATATGTTTCACTATGAATGTTTTCCATCATAATCTGAAAACCGTAAAACATTTTTGCCTCAGTATATTGTACAGCATTAACAAAATTCATTGCAATGTTTTCATTAACAATACCGTCAGATGCTGCGAAAAAAGCTAACACATGTTTAACAAAATGTTGCTCATCTGCATTTAATTTGTTTTCCCAATCATAGATATCTTGACCTAAATCAATTTCTTCAGCAGTCCAAAAACATGCTTCTTGTTGTTTATAGAGTTTCCATAAGTCATGGTGCTCGATTGGGAAAAGGACGAAACGTCCGGGATTGTCGACTAAAATCTTCTCGGTCATGTTATTTGTTTTATTTATTGATTAATTCTTTTCTTTCTAGATACTCATTGTAAGCTTTGTTCTTACGTTGTTTTGCTTCTTCTTGTTGGTCTACTTTGAAGCCAAGTAGTGTGTTCTGATGATCTACATCGATTTCTAGGAATTCATTATTGAATTTACAATTATTGAATACCACACCGTCTCTACCAATTCTAGATTTTAATAAAGTAAGTGTAGCTAAATTCATTTCCTTTTGTTCAAGTGTTTTACCAATTGATAATACAACGTGACCAATTTGAGCCTTCTTGATAGAACCACCCATTTGATCTGTTGTAACTACTTCACTCTTAATAGACTCTCTATTACCTTGTGTTGCAGTCCATATCGCAATATCAAATTCAGATGTCATAGATTCAAGTTGTCTCATGATTGCACCATCTCCTTTCCATTCTTCATTATAGTTTGTCTTTTCTGGAGAGATACAGTCAACATAATCCAAAGTTACTAAATCTATTCGAAAACCATCAGCTTGCATCTTCCTTAATTTAGATTTTATTTCAGAAACAGTAACTGAATCACTTGGGATCTTCAATAATCTTAACTCGCCGGTTGATGAATTTTTTCTTTCTGTAACCATTCTTTCAACCTCTTCTGCCTGAAGTGGTTGTTCTTTTGGTGTAATTCCAGTCCAAATTGTAAAATGTTTTCGTTTAATGTTATTCACATTATCCTCAAAGAAAATTTGAACAACATTATAGCCTTGGTTAAACGCTTCATTTGAGAATTTAGTTAATAATGTTGTTTTACCAGTACCTGTTGGTGCTAAAACAACCCCTAATTCACCTCTACCCAAGCCGCCATCTAATAAATTATCAATACCTACAACACCTGTTGGTATTGGTCTTCTATTATCTGCTTGTAAAGCTAAACTAATACTTTCAAAGATATCAACAACATCATTATCAGTTGCCCCAACTTGTAGAGCATCTTGAATTAATTTCTCGATTTTGTGATATTCTTCAAATTCACCCTTAGAAGTGATCTCCTCTATCTTTTTAATGGTTTTTTTTAGAACTTGTTGTTTACAAAAGTTCATTGCCTTATCCTTAATAAGAGGAACACCGCCCAGATCAATAACATGATCTTGTATGTTCTTTATAGTGTCAATAAATGCCGTTCTAGCGGTATCTGAAACACTCTCAGAAAGGATTTTTTGTTCTAAAGCAGAGTAAGAAGGTAATGTGTTATATTTTTCATAACACTCCTTAATATTCTGCATAATGAACTTAAATCCATTATTATCAAAGTAGCTTTGATCCATGACCTCAACTATACTTTCACCGAATTTTCGGTCTTCTATAATAGTTTTTAGTAGTTCTATTTGATACGTTTGCCCTAAATGGCCAAAGTTTTTTTCGGTCATAATATAAAATTATTATATATAAAATAAATTAAAGTTGGTACTGAAGATATGTCGTTTCTGGATTACCATATGACAAAACTTCAGTTAAATCTGCCAAAATTCTTCTCAATTTTGGTCGAATATCTACAGCATATCTAACTTTTGGATGGTAGTAATGTGCTGCGAATATTCTTTGAATAAATACATCGTCTCCTTGCTTAATTTCTAGCAAAAAGTATTGTTCTTCTGCTTCTTTTGGATCTTCCACAAAGTCATTATTCATAAAAAATCCTTGATTTTCGATAAGGTATTCGGAACTTTTTATTTTCAAATCTTCCGATATTTCTTCACAAATATTTTTTACTTCATAATGCAATTCCATAGATTTTCTGGTTGTAGGATTGTAATCCCTAACGTTAAAGAATCTTTGGCAGATGATATTGCCATCTAGTGTAAGTAAAAATTCAAACTTGTTTTGTTCTTGAATGTTCATAAGTCTTAGTTTTTATTTAATTTTAAATTTAATTATGTTTTTATTTTTTTCTTTTGTTGTTAATCTCATGAATGGGTTTAAGAATTTAATCCAGGCATCATCACTTTTAGGTAAAACTGTGAAAAGACCATCTTCTGTCATCATTTTCATGACATTTTTATAAGAACGACCGTCTGAATCAAGTTTTTCGGTGATTAAAGAAGTAACACCCTCTTTAGCCTCATAGGTCAATATTGGATCATCGAGACATACCATTCTATTATTAATATCAAAAAACTCATCCCCATATACACCTAACTTAGTTACCCCAGTAAGAAAATTAGCGATTAACTTGTTATGTTTATCAGCCTCAAATATTAAATTACCTTGATTCCTAACTTCACTTAAACTTAAATGACGAGTCTGCATTTCTGGGAAAAATGAGATTAATCTTTTAATGCCTAAGTTTTTAATTCCGTAAATATTATCTGACGGGTCTCCACAAAGTATTTTAACTAGTTTTACATTTTCAATAAGAATGTTTTCATGATCATATTCAATCATGTCATTCTTTTTGTATACTTTTTTGTGAGCTGGGTTGTAAATGCTTACATTTTCATTTACTAACTGTGCTAGATCTCTATCTGAAGAATAGATTATCTTTTTTTCATTAGGGGAGTTTTGTGTGTAATAAGCGATGCAATCATCTGATTCACAATATTCGAATTCTCCTTGTCTAACATAGATTTCTTCTAAATATTGTTTAATTCTTGATCTTTGTCTTTGATACGAGTAAATTTCTTCGTCTGTCTTAATTCTTGTTTTTCTATTTTCCTTATATAGACTATATATTTTTTTTCTAGACTGACTACCATCTTTACCGTCCCAGAAGACCACGATCTTATCAAGCTGATAATTTTCAAATGATCTTCTGAGAGTATCGATAAAGTGGTATAAGCCACCAAAATGCTGTCCTTTATAAAAATGGTTTTTTAAACCGTAGAAACCAATGGTTAATAAGTTGTCCCCATCAACCAATAATGTGTTAGACATGTAGTCTATTCTTTAATAGTTAAACAATTAATCCTCGTTGACTTCTTCTGGTATTGGTTCGAATTTAATCTCATCAACATTATCTACCTTCTCATCAAATAATGAGCTGATATATACCAAATTGTCTTTTACATAATCCTCTCTAGATTTTTTCTCTTCTGCTGCTTCTTTTGCTCTCATAAATCCATGAGGTGTTACCATAATCTTACCATCACCAAATTGAATACCATTAACGTGGTTCTTCATAACTGTAATCTTACTTCTTGTTGCGATAGTAACAGTTCTTTTATTCTTTGTGATAGAAATTTTTGTTGTTCCAGCATTCTTTTCGTTACCAAATCTGAA